CCAAGCTGATTGCCCGGAGTCTTCGGCGCACGCATAACCATGTCGATAGTTTTTTGTGAGTAGGCCATGATGGTCTTAGGCGGGGCGGTGTTGCATCTCCGAGAACCCCCAGAGCACCGCCCCTAAAACTAATTACTCGTCATCCCAGTCACTGACCACATCGGCCAAGGACTTCTTGGTAGGCACGGCCGTTGGCTTGACCACAACCTTTTTCACCACTGGCGCGGCTTCTTCCTCATCTTCTTCAGCTTCGTCTTCAACCACCGGTGCTGGGGCTGGCTTAGCTTTGGTCTTCGGCTTCGGTGCTGGGGCTGGTGCCTCTTCCTCTTCTTCAGCTTCGTCTTCAACCACGGGTGCGGGGGCTGGCTTGGCCTTGGCTGCTGGAGCTTTGCCCTTGAGTGCATCTGCTGGTTTGCCCGTGTCCATACCCGCTGCATCCATCGTCACGGCTTTAGCGGCTTCTGGCGTAGCGCCCTGCGTAGTGGCTTGGGCGAACTCGTCGTCCGTCAACCAGCGCATTGCTTTGAAGAAAAGCTTCGGTGATTCGGACGCCGTGTCGAAGTACATGCGGGTAACCACAGTGCTTGGGTCAACGCCTTGTGCAACCAACCAACGAGCGTACGCTTGCAGGGCACGCTTGTCGCCTTCTTCTTTGCCGAAGATCGACGTAGCTGGCAGGGACAACTGCATCACGTTGCCTTCAATGTCGTTCGCCAAAACCACGGCCATGCGCTGCTGATATCGGCAAGCGCGGCTATTGCCCGTACCGGAACCGGCCACGTTTTGTGCGCAGGTAGCGCATGACTCAGACTGCACGTCTTTGCTCTTTGGATCGGGCTTGTCGCCGTCATTGGATTGGCAAGAAGGTGCAGTAGCGGCAGCGTCTTTGTCCCACTTGGCTGCGTAGAACACACGGGCTACTTTAGGTGCGGCCTTGACGATTACAACATCCAAGAAGCGCTCGTCAACAGCAGCAATTTCTTTGCCGTCCGAGATGAGACGGAACACACCGCCCTTGATGGAGACTCGTTGGCCGCTTGCCGCACCGCCGCCACCGGCAAGGGCTTTGGCGATGTCAGACATTTCGGATTTACGTGCAAAGGCTGGGACATTTGATGGGTTGAAAAGTGCGAGGTTACTCATGGGGTTCTTTCTTACGGGGGTTACTTGGACGGTTTTCTTACGCTGATGTCATATTCAGCGTTCGAGTTGAGTCCGGGTGGCAGGGTGCCGGGGTTTTCTTCGAGGAACAACTTCATGTTGGTCTGCGCGATGCGTTTCTCAAAGAGGTCGAGCGCGTCATGCTGCGTCACAAAGGTCTTGAACGAATCCCAGTCCGATGTTGAGTAGCGTGTCTTGATCGACATGACAACTGTGCCTTGCGGCGTGTTGACTGATGTGACACCAAGCGCTTGCATTTGGTCTTTCATTGCATGCTTGATCTCGTCTTGCGTTGCCTTGAGCACTTCGACTTGCGTGTCGTACTCTTTGGTCAATGTTTCGATTTCACTGCGAATCTTCCGGTAGACCTTCGCTAGTTTGTCAAGGGGTATGACTGGTGTTGTCATGGGCTTCTCCTGTTGTTGTTTGTCTAAGGTTGGACAGTTTACACATGTTTTTCTGGTTTGCAACTCCTTTTTATTTTTTAATTTCCATGTCGAACATCTGCGTAAGAAGTGAGTGGTTGCTAACATTTCCTTGCAGCGCCTTGAACATCTTCTTCTCGATCGGGCTACCCTCGATGTGGATGACCGTCACCTTGTCTGAGTCTTGGCCCTTCCTGTCAGCCCTTGCAATACATTGCACATACTGCTCAACAGACATCAACGGCCCGTAGAACACAACCGTGTCCGCAGCAGTTAGGGTAATCCCGTGTGCCGACGCCTGTGGTTGCATCACAAGGACTCGTGGAGCCTCTTCCGTTTGAAAGCGCTTGATGATGTCGCCTCGTTTGGACGCCGGTATCGAGCCATGAATGCACTCAGCGCTGATGCCCTGCTTGAGTAGGTGCGTGTGTATCGCGTCGATGCTTGAACGGAACAAGGCGAAGATCAGCACCTTTCGATTTGTCTCTTCAAGAATCTCCTCCAGCACGCGCAGCCTTGGGCTTGCATCAAACTCTACAACCTCATGGTCATCTGTATATGCCGCACCGCAGCTTATTTGCAACAGTTTTGACACTACAGCAGCGGCATTAACCGCGCTGATCGTTTCGCCTGCTGCATAGACCAGCATCTTTTCCTTGAGCAAGTTGTAGTACTTGGCTTGCTGCGGCGTCAACTGCACTTCACGCGTGACCGTAACGACTGGCGGTAAGTCAAGACACTGAGCCTTCGTGAACCTAATAGCGGGTTGCAGCGCGTCAAACACAAGGTGCTTGGCTTCGGGTTTGGCTACCCACTTAAACATCGTCAGCTTGTTCATCACTCTGTCGCGCCATGCAGTGAAGAACTTCGGCACACCTTCTGGATTCACTAGCCTTGCCAAGCCGTACGCATCTGTGGGCGACTGCGAAGCTGGTGTTCCCGTCATCATCCACAAGAACGTGTTGGGCTTGATGATCGACTGCAAAGACTTCCAGCGCTTCGTGCTCATCGTCTTGTATGCGTTGGCCTCATCCACGATTACCAAATCAAACTTACCGTTTGCTGTCACTTCTTCTGCGATGAGGTTGAGCCCTTCGTAGTTGGTGATAACAATCTCGTAGTCCTTCTGGATCATCTCGATACGGCGCGATGCCTGCGGGTGATGCGCGATGATTGCAGAGCGATGAATGATGCTGTTGCTAATGTCCCCCATCCAAGCTGACTGCATGATCGACAAAGGGCACAAGATAAGAACACGCCGAACCTCACCGCGCTGCATCAAGTAGTCGGCTGCCCACAATGCGGATAGCGTCTTGCCTGTGCCGGGTTCACTGAACACGAAAGCCTTGCGGTTAAGTGTGAGGAACGATGCTGTCTCAACTTGGTGGCTCATCGGCGTATAGCGCCCGGGCCACATGTACTTGCGAGTGATGGGCGAGGGTACGTTCTTGACACCTAAGTTTTTCAGCACCCTCACCTCATCTAATCCCCAGAACACTGCTATCGAACTTGAACCGTCTGCGTGCTCCTCAACTACTTTGCTCCTTGGTATGACGCTGTACTTGCTAGGGCTGCGTGTTCGTATCAGCAGCGCCTTGTTGTCGATGATCTCCATCACTTCTCCATTTACTTGTTGTCGCCTTGGTTGGCGCTCTTGTTTCGTAACCGCAGATTACCCGGCGCTGTCTTGCCGCCTTTGCGTAGTGGTTTGATGTGGTCGATGTCTTTGCCAGCGCGGTCGATACCTTTCTTGTCATAGAGTTGCCGCGCCTTCTGGCGCTCAAGCTGGTCGCCTGTCTCGCCCGATTTCTTTTGTAGGCTGTATGCGTGTTTGTAGTCGCGCTTGCCGTTGGTTGTAGTCATGATGATTCCTATCTACGTTTGTGAAATTCGCAGCCAGTGCAGGGGCACCAGCCACAAAGGGGCGTACGTGTGGGATTCCACACGTCGTTATTAACCGAGGACTCAATCTTGGCAACCCGCTCACGGTAGCGCCACCACTCAGCATCAGCTTCGTCAACGGTCATGCTGTGCTTGACCATCGAGTTCTTGACCACGAACAAAAGAGCAGAGTTAACCTTGCGAATGTGCGGGAAAAACTTGAACACCATGATCGACATGAGGCGCAACTGATCGCGGTCTGGGTACTTGTCATTTCCCGTCTTGTAGTCAACAACCCAAGCGGTCATGTTCTCGTCGTCGATGATGAGCAAGTCGGCAATGCCGCGCACCCATGCGTCTTTAGATTTCCAGTCGCAGATGTCAAGGTTCTGCGTTAACGCCATCTGAATCTCCGCCAACTTGCGTCCGGGCTTGGCAATCAACGCATCAAGCGTCTCCTTGACGAACGCATACTGCTCGGGGATCGGTGTGCCATCAGCCACGTAATCCTCTGCCACCTTGTGCAGCACCGTTCCGTAACGCGTTGCTTCGGTCTCAACAAAGGGGTACTTCTTGAGGATCTTGACTTCGTGATACTGCCTTGCACACTGCTCATACTGTTTTAAAGAACTGTGACTAAAGCTAACTGGTTTTTTAACGGTCATTCAAATCTCGCTGAGTTGATTGCTTGTGTAAGCCTGTTTGCAAAGCCAGTAACGAATCGCTCGTCCCGGTTCAGTGTGTCTCGGCCCATGTCGTGCAGGATGGCATGTGTCACCTCGTGCCAGAACGTGTCCTGCACTTCTTCCTCTCGGTAGCGCCTGCCAGTCACGTTGCTTGTGCGCCCCAGCTTGATCGTCTGCTGCGTGAAGTACACCTTGCCCATGTGCTTCTTCTCCAGCATAGCCTCCACGATCTCGACTGAGTACAGCTTCTTGCCGACTCGTATGCGTCTTGGTATGGGCGGGGCTGATTTTGGTCTGATTGTTGACATATTTTTCTCCTTAGTTCTTAGCTAACCCGTAGCGCTTGTGTGCGCCGCCATCTGCTGCCAGCGGTATGCCCGGCATGTACTTTGGTTCCACGACCATTTGAGCCAAGACCCATGTCTTAGCTTCGGCAACCTCCGCGTCGGGTACAACCACGATCTGTTCGTCATGCACTGTTCCCGCCACGAAGTACTTCTTCGCGGTTCTCAGCATCCCATCAGTCATCACGCATCTCGCTACGCCCTGCGTGACATTGTTGGTTATTTTTCCAGAGTACAGTTTAGTCGCATCTTTGCCGTATGTCCACTGGAGTCTTCCCTTCTCGTCTTTTCCCGGCTTGAGGTCAGGGTACAGCAGGCTCATGCCAGAGGGCAGCACGATTTCACCCTTCTTGAAGGTCACGCATTTGTGCTGATACTCGTTGCCTTCGTACAGACTGTACTGAATCAGGTTCCCGAACAAGTCCCACAGCGCTACCACTGGCTCGGCTGTAGCGCGGTATCTGTCGATAATGGCTTTGGCTGCTAGGCAGTGAACCACCAACTCGCTCATGGTGCACACGTGCGGAATCTCCACCAGCTTAGCTACGTTGTCTGGCCACGCTAAGAACTTCTCAACGGTCACGGCTGTGACACCCAACGACTTAGCAAACTCCTTTGTGTAACGCACAGGCGGAGCGCCCAGAAACCCCACCAGAAGCTGCGCAGCGAACGATGCCCACCCTAGACCGTAACCTGCTCCAAGCAGCGCAGACTTGGCAGACTGCCTCAAGAGGGGATATTCTTCCTTGTTCAAGCCGGGGATGTTAAACATCTGTGCCCCGAACGTAGCGTATGGGTCACCACCAGCACGGAAGATATCCAAGAGTTCGTCGTAGTCAGCCAGCCATGCCAACACACGCGGCTCGATCTGAGACAAGTCACCGACAACAATGCTGTGCTCATGCGGGGCCATGATCGACTTGCGCAGGAACGACCCCCGCTTCAAGTTTTGCATGTTGATAGCGCTGCCTTTGCTGTTATGTACAATTTTTCCGTTGGCAGCAAAGCGCGAACGTGGCCCGCAGTTCATGATGTCGTATACCGGTACTAGCATAGCTTTTCCTTTTTTGGTCTGCCGCCTCTTGGCTTAGGCATGTTGATTATTTCTTCGTCTGTGAATCCGGCAATCACATACTTGCGTAACCCCTCATATGTGTAGTCTTGCCGTAGCGCTAGTAGTCGTTTTAGTCGCTTACCGTAAACGTGCCCTGTGTAGCTGCGTTTATTACGTGCCTGTTCAGCCCGTGTAGCCCAGCGTAAGTTGCCCGGTTCGTACCCCCGGTCATTGTCGATGCGGTCTATGCTGTGCGTATTGGTTGGGCGCTGACCGATGTTGTCGTACACCCACCGCGTTGCCTCCCGCACAGATGCGAAACCAAAACGAATACCACGCCCCCCATAGTTTTTATATGCAGGTTCCATCCTGTTCTCACAGCGTGCCTTAGCGCCTTGCATGATGACCACTATGCGAAGCTCTGCGTCACTGTACGGCACGGGTTGTTTGCGTACGCGTGATGGTGTGCGCTTCTGTGTTTGTGGGTACTTCTCCGGGCAAGATGCTATTTCTCGCTTCATCCGGTCACTTGTTACGCATGACATGCACCCGCTAGAACCTCCGGAGCGCATGTCTTTGTATCGTGGTGTACCATACTTTCCACACCTGCACACGCACTCTATACGCCATCTACCATCGAAGCCTTTTAAGCTCCTTCCTAGCAGCCTCCACAGCCCTACTGTCGGGTTCTGCTGCATCCATAATTCTCGCGCTGCTTGTGCTCGCATCGAGAAGACTGACTGTTGTCTCGTCGTCGAGAAAGACTTTGTGGTCTGGTGTTCCCGTGATTCCGTCATATGTCATTACCTCCTTGTACCCACTGAACTGAACCCCCTCGTGCTGGACAAACTCAACACCGTCCCACACAAGGTCGTCTGGCAGCACGTCTACGATTCGCTTCACGCACTGGCCGTTGTGCCGATCATACACAATAACCTCTGTTTCTGCAACAAGACATGCCGTCCACCGTCCCGTGCCTGCTCCGTAGTAGCTCAGCGGAACCGGGAGCGCTCCGCGACGGCTGATGTCCAAAAAGCGTTGAGCCCGCGTCCTCTCCGTAGTCGATTTAACAGTGACACGTGCTTCGCAAAGTAACGAGATGTCCTCGTTTTCGCCATTAAGTAGCGCTTGAAACATTGCGTCGTTTTTAGCAAGAGCGAGAGTGCTTTTGCCCGTTGTCTTACTGACTTTTCTTGGCGCAGGGATACCAAGCGCTTCGAGTGTTTCCGCAAACTGTTTGTTCGACGCGAGTACAGATTCATCCACGCCGAGCCTGTGTAGTAGTGCTTCACGTTTTTCCTTTTCTTCATGTAGTGCGTTAACAAGCATGCCGCTATCGAGACATAACACTGGTCGCGTGTACATCTTGAGCGTCATATCAATCAGTCGTAGCTCTTTTGCTGGATACCCCACGACGAGACGCTTAAAGATTTCCTCGCATAGAAACACATCATGCTTGCAGTACTCCGCCAAATCAAATTCAAGCGCTGGAGTAAGCATGTCGAGACCCTCGGTGCTATATACGGCTGTTCCTTTATCGGGAAGACCGAACGCAGATGCAAGTCTGGCAAGACTGTTGCCTACCTCAACGCCCCGCAAAGCTCTCGCCATTGATAAGGTGTCGAAGATAAAGCAGGGGTGGATGTCGTACTCCCACTCAAGGATCGCTACGTCGAACTGTGCGTTGTGTGCAAGGATGGCGGTGCGTGACCAATCGAATGTAGATAGTATTCTTGCAAGCTCGTTGCCCTTGTACCACTGCACCACACCTCCGCTTCCGTACACGTGAATGCAAGCGCCGAAGACTTTAAAGTCGTCATGCCTTATGTACTCCTCGGTTGTCATCATGGATAGCGAATACCCCGTTTTGCGATTCCATTTTGTTTCAAAGTCGATCGTAACGATCTGGTCGTACGGGGCGCTCAATGGAATTCCCCTATCGGTGGAACACCCACGGTATCTGAGAAGCTCATAACATCACAGGCATAGGAGAGCAGCTCCGCAGCTGCTTCCTCGCTGGCATTAACTGCGCATATTGATGCCGTTCCTTTTTTGTTCGTGCCCACCACAAGCACGCAGCCGTATTCCGGGTTGCTAAAGCAGCGCACCATGTGGCTGATGAGTAGTTTTAAGTATGTTTTTTCTTCGTCGCTAAGGTTGTACAAACCATTGTCAATCTCGTCGTCCGTCAACAGCTTTAACGCATCCATTGAAGTTTCTCCTTTAGTTCCATTATTGTCAGTTCGTTTATTACCCACGCTGTCCCACCCGCAGCACGGATGGCGTTAATCTCTCTATCTTGCAACGCAGTTGTCTTACCCTTGCCTGCCTTGCACTCGATAGCAATGAACTTGCCTTGAAAGCAGCAGATGATGTCGGGTATTCCAGCACGGCCAAACCCCATGCCCGGAGGCATGAAGTGGTAGATGCCAAACTCAGTTAATAGTTTGCGCACCGCGTCTTTGACCTTACCCTCTGGAGTTTTAGCCATTACCGATTCACCTCAAGCAGCTTCTCCATGTAGTGCCGCGCTTTACCTGCGTCGTCACTGCCTTCTTTGCGACCTGCACGTAGCGAGTACTTGATGATGTTGCCTTTGAGAAACCCTATGAACTCAGCGCGGGTGAGGATCGACTCCATCACAGTCCACGGTTGAATCGGCATGTCCTTGTAATGACTGCCGCTGACTTGCTTTTGATCTGCTGTCGGCATACGTTTGTTCCCCTCTGTTTGAAGCTTCCAATACGCCTCGTCGTAGTCCGCTTGTTTAGTGAGGTGCTCCTCGTATGCGGTATTAATGCTCTGCCTGTCTTGGGTCAGGGCATTAAATTCTTCGGGGCTGATGTGTGTGCTCATGTCTTCTCCTTGATGCGCGTTGCGCGTTTGTGTTTAATCTCTTCTGTCACTAGGTCAATCGCATTCTCTACGTCCTGCACCGTGCAGCTATCGAGTTGTGCGTCATGTATATCCATGAGCAGGTTGAGCGCTTTAAGCTCTGGGCCTGTCATCACGAATCTCATGCTTGGTGCGCCGCGTCTAGCCACGGCAAGCAAGGCGTCATGCCCTACCTTTAGTTCTTCTTGCCAATCAGTACCCTTACCCATACGCCGCATTGCTTCTGCTATGTTGGACGCAGCTATGAGCATGTCCATGTCTGACCTAGAGGCAACGCCCATGCGCAGGTTGTTCAGTGCATCGTGGTTCTTAACGCGCAGCGTTGTGCCTGCGCCTAGTTCTACGAACGGCTGAATGCCTGCCTGCACAAATGCCATGTTGTCCATACGTATAGGCTTGGGGCGGTACTTCTTTCTCACTTAGCTTTGGCCTTAGCTTCGCTCTTACGAACGGCGTTGTAGACATGCATCTTCTTAGGTGTTAGGTATGCTTCGATTTGATCTTTGTTCATACCAATAGCGCTGCCTTGTGTTGGGTTACGTACGTACTCTACAGCTTTTGCTGCCGCCCCTGCCCGTGGCTTATACAACCGCTTGAGCTTGTCACTCACTGGCGCTACGTATTCCCCACGCCGAATAACTT